TAAACTACACAATACGGGTCTGAAGAAGAGTGTCCGTGTCTCGATTATATCAAATAAAGACATCCTGTATAGTTTATTTTAATTAGGTGTCGGTTCGTCTAGCACAAGTACCGACAGGACTTGCATAACACCCAGGGATAGGGGTTGCTACTGTTTAACCGTGTTTGCAGGTTGTGAACCAAAGAAGTCTCTAAACTTGCTCTCTACTTCTGCTCTGAAACCTGGGTTGGTCTGGTATCTTTCATCCGCAATTAACTCATACAACTTGGATTCATCAAGAGAATCAACCGGTTTAACTGTATCTGGTGCGCTTACTTGAGACTCTCTGCTCATTGAGCGTAACTTCTCTAGTAAATGAAAGCCATCTGCAGTTGTTGCCATCTGTTGTAGTACACCATACTCACTTTCATCAAGGTTTGCTTGACCCCAGTGTGTCAGTTCTTTGATTCTATTCTGTGCATTGTCACCAATCTTAGTGATTTCTTCGTTGACATCTGTCTGTTGCATCTGACCTACTGTGTTCTCAACATACATATTCAACAGTTCAGAGTGTGCGTCTTGAGATAGTCCTGCTTCTTTCGCCCACGTTCCGAACTGGTCAAGCAAAGGGTCATCGTCTGGAATCGTATAACCTAACTCTTCATTCAATTCTACTTTGTAACCGTCTTCTGGCGCACCAGTGAACGCACCTAACTTAGACTCTAGTCCTGCGTAGGCTTGTGCTTGGTCTGCTACAGTCTTGTACTTACCTGCTTTAAACCAGTCTGGAGTGTCACCTTCACCGCTAACACCATCAGACAACATCCATCCTTCTGCAGTTGTCTCGGGTGCTTGACCTTCTGGTGCATCTACTTCTGTTGTTGGCTCTACAGCCTCACTACTCAATATTGATTCTTCTTCACTCATACATTACTCCACATAATATAATTTAATAATCGCCCTTTTCTTGACGTTTGATACAGGACTGAAAGTATCTTATGACACTGTTCTGACCTTCTCTAAAGTAACCTTGTCCATCTACTTGACCAGGATTACAAACTGCTTGCCTAATGAAACGCTCATCAAGGTATGACAGTAATTTCTTACCATCCTTGCTCTTGAATACTGATGCTATTAAGGCATCAATGTCCTTTCCATCTCCAGTCACAATTCTCCTCGCATAGCTGCTTCTGCTATCTCTGGGTTCTCTGCTGCAGCAGTAACCACCTCTGGATTCTCTGCTGCCATTTGAGCCATCTGTTGTGCTTGCATCTGTTGCTGTTGTGCTTGCTTCATTTGATTTCTTTGCTGTTGGCTTCTCATTAGAGAAGGGTCAACGCCTAGTAACTTGCCGATGTGTTCTGGGAACGCTTCAAGGTCAAGTCCTAACGTCAATGCTTCTTCACCTACCATACCTGCGAACTGTACAAACTGAGCCAACTTGTTGACTTCATCCATGTCCTGCTGTTGAGCAAGTGGTGAAATGACTTTAATATCAATGACCTGGTTTCCTACTGCGATGTCTGGCACTAGACCATTACGCTTTAGAATCTCAATAGAGCGCTTGACCACCTTATTGATAAACTCTTTCTGTAGTCTGCCAAACGATGAACCGATGTCGCTCATTAGTTCTTGCTGTCTAATTGAAATCTCTGTTGCAGACTTAGTAGGTCCGCCCACTGGTCCTAACTGGTCATGATACAAAGCCATGCGGATATTATTACGCAATTCTTCAAGGATTAACTGAGACACGTTGAAGTTACCGCCAGACTGTAACTGTTGTAATGAGCCTTGTTGTGCAACTGGAATGACCGAACCTGGTGCAGTATTGACGGTCCACGGATTAAGCACGCCATCATCTACAGCCGTGTAAACACCTGCAATCTCTTTCTCTGCATTGTTCAACACAAACTTCACCACTTCATTAGCGGTCTTGATGTCTGGTAGTGCTGTCATTACTGGTCCACGACCATAACGCTCACCTGCAACCTTAGACCATCTGAATACAATCCAAGGACTAACGTCATAGTATTCTTCATAGACAACGTGCTTAGTTGTTTCTTCCATGATTACATACTCATAGTTGTCATTTGTTTCGTTGTAGATAGTGCCTTCAATCATAGCAACTAGGTCATTAGGCTTCTCTTCAATGATTCGTTGAACTGAACTAGATACTGTTCCGTTTTTCCAGATACGAAGTATGTCTCTTGCAGGAACACCATGCTCACGGAATACAGTCTCAACAGTTCCCTGTGGTCCGTTCTCTACAATTAATTCTTTTAGTGGTACTGCTGTGAACTTTAATAGGTTATCACCTTCACCTTCTTCAAGTAACAATGCACCTGTGCCAACTGCTAGGTCAAGGAAAGCCTCGTTAGCCTCAGTAGCCAAATTAGATTGATTGATATAACTGAACAATGTCTTGGTCATCTTGTCCAGTTCTTTCTCAATATCTGATTGCTGTTCGTCTGGTACAGAACTACCAGCAGATAACTTCGCCCACTGTTTGAATGGTGGGATAAGTGTTGACTGTAGTCTTGATGCAAAGCGTTGTGTTGCTACTAGCGCTGTTGAATCATAGATACGAGTATTCTTCTTAGCACCTTGTTGTCTATTAGCAAACACCTCTCGTTGTGGTAATGCGTATTCATAACACTCTTTCCAGTGGCTTTCCCATGTTGCTCTATGAGCCTTTGCAGCAGAGAATCGTTTGACGAACGCTGCAACAGACACCTTGTTGTTTTTAGTCTTTGGCATTATTTACTCCAGTAATCAACCACGAAGGGTCTTGATTTTCTCATTAAGAATACTGCCTGCCGTCTTATGTCTATTAGTTACAACATCAGTTCCTCTTTCATTCAATGTCTTACGGTTTGCGTTAGCATTAGACAAGAGGCTCTTACCACCACCAGACTCTTTATACGCCTCTACTGCTTGTACGCCAAGAGGTGTGCCATCTTTGATAGCCTTGGTCACAATCCGCCTAGTTCCACTGAATAGCATACCCATGATTAACCACCTAGGGTATCAGATATACCCCTTCTATCATCATTGCTCATAAGTAATGACTTTCCAAATCGTCCAGACTTTGATAATCTCATTCTTGATTTCTTTTCATACGCTTCTTCTCTGCCTTTTTTAGCAGTTAGTGCCTCTGCTGCAATCTGTGACTCTGTTTTAGCAGGCGCTCTTGGTCTTAAAAAACTCATATATTACTCCTTTACATAGTTAAACAGTTGTTTTGGTGTTACTACCCACCACGCTCTTATGCCTAATAAGTGCTTGACACTGCTTACACAGGTCAAAATACCTCTAAAAATGAACTTATTGTGCTTTTGTTTGACAACATACACTACTTTCTGTCCATCTTCAACTATTTTAGCAGGTAAGTCAACCTCGTTACCAAAAGGTAATATACAGACCTCAGTTCCGCTACTGATTGAGTCAACAACAATCCAGTTCCAACCATCCCATCTAAAGGCATAGCAGTGTCTAAACCCTTTGCTTGTGAATATATCCCAGGGATTCCTTCCCCTTTCACCTACAAACGCAACATACCAACCATCACACTTATCCCACTGGTCGTGTATTACTGCATCCATGACATATCTGCTTTAGGTTGTGCTGCCATTGCTCTAGGTCTTTCTGCTCTATACGACACTGCAAAGTAACGGAACGCATCAGCAAAGTGACTAGACCAGTCATGAAGTGGACTCGTCTTGTACACACCTTTCTTCTCATCGAACTCTTTGCGGTATCGTTTAAGTGCCATTAGTCCTTCTTTGCACTCTGTCTTGTGGAAGTAACACTTAGGCAGCAACTGTCTTACTGCGTGTATGCCATCTTCTATCGTTAGCTTAGGTGCTATCCTAAAGTTAATGCCCATCTTACGTGCTGACTCTAGTCTTGATACACCAGTGCCTAATTCTCTCACGCTAATATCATGTGGTGCGAAGTGAGTACCCATAGTCACCTGGTTCTTGTTTCGCCAGTCATGGATGTAGTTGACATAAAACTGTAAGCCTTCACCTTGGTTCTCATAAGCATGGACCACACGAACCTCAGTACCAATACGTTGAACAAACCAGATAGCAGTGGAATCAGCCATACCTAAATCCCAGTATGTATCAACAGGAATACCAGGCTCAATAGGGAAGTCTAATATCTGATTATCATCAATGAACTTAGCGAAGTAAGCACCATCTCTATTAGACAGGACTTCACCTTCCCAGACATGGTTGTATAAGTCTTCGTTCTTTGCCTTGAGTGCAATACGCTCACGCTCTAGTTCTTTAGGAAAAAAAGGGTTGTCATTGTAGTTGACCTTAACGCTGTATGAATCCTCTGGTGGGTTCTCTACAAAGCGAATGTATGTATCGTCCATCTCGTCATTAGGGTTGAATGAACACCAGATTTCACTACCTTCTTTACGAACAGTAGGTATCAGAGTTTCCCATGATGTGTATGTAACGCTCTCAGCTTCCTCAATCCAAACTATGTCCAGTCCTTCCATAGACTTAATCTTAGTAATGTTGGACCTTAGTCCTTCAAACAAGAACCTGCTGCCATTAGAGCCTAGTATCTGAGTGCGCTGCACATCGAAGTAGTCTTGTAATTCCATGCGAACAATAGTATCACTGAGCAACTGCAGCACTGAGTCTTGAATAGAGCGTTGTATCTCACGAGCGCATAGGATTCTTACTGGGTTTTTCCACGCTGCAGCAACAAGCAACTGTGCTATCGACCAGGACTTGCCACTACCTCGCCCACCATAAGCAATCTTGTACCTGGTAGGTTTCATAAACGGTTGGAACTTCTTGGTTATATCAATGTTAACCTTCATCGTAGTCTTCTACTTCACCGCCATCAATAATAGTAACTATCACTTCATTGTCATTAGACATATTGCCAGTCAAGTTAATGTCCTTCTCATCACCTAGTCCTCTGTCTTTGAGCATCTTAGGTGCAAACTTGTTAAGCACAATAGGGTTTCTGTCTTCAAAGATGTGTTTGTTTATCTCATCAACGAGCCTATCTTTTAGTGCTTCTTCTGCCTGTTCTACCGCCTGTGCAAAATTGTCCGACCTGTTTTTCCACTCATAATACGTTGACCTTGCTACAGAGGCACTTGTACATGATTTGCTTACATTGCAGTAGTTGGACAAATAAGCGTTTATAAACCTTACCTGTTTGTCACTTAGTCCATCGCCTATGAGTATCGGTAAATCATTCATCAGTGTCTTGCCTCGCCCTCTG